ATGAGACTTACCGACTGCCTGGCATTTCTGCCAGATCTAGTGGGCCACCGGGTAGGTGAAAAATGTGAAGAAAAACATACACTTGTGCATATCTTGTTCACCTTCGCTTCGGATTGAGCGGAATCTATCTTCACTAGGGGTAACCTAGGTCAGATTGGATCAGCTAGTCAACGTAGGATTGACCATCTGATCGTGCAGATGTCAAGAAGTCTTCGCATTTGACCTCCTCGGCATATGATCTGTCGTTTCTGCCTGTAACAGACCAATCTTTGATTGCACTTCTTACCCTTTCTGCAGTCGTGTGCGCGGGTTTGTTAAGTGATTTTCGAAGTGCGGCCATACCTGGAGCAAGTTCAGGGGCTAAACCGGATAGAGTGTACAATGCTGTGTCTAGTGCTGCATCTACCCAGTTGTCAAGTTTCTTTCCTTTGACTTAGTCTGCTCCGTATGAGATCATGTTCTTAAGAGCTGGAAACAGTGTTTCTGACCAAAGCCCTTGAACTGCAGGATCGCTTAGCATGGCAAAGAGATCGTCCCTCCTCATCTGGTAGTTTGAAAAGATTTTTTCTACGGGGAACTTTTGAATTAGCTCCAGTTGGCTTGGAACTGAAGTGAGTGTGGCGTGCGATTTCTAAATGAAGCCATATTTGTGCATCTCCGGAATTCCTTCAAAGTGTTGAATCATCTCAATAGTGATCTGCATGTCAGCGTTTCTGTTGGAGAGTCTAGCCAAGAATGTATGCCTCTGTTGAAGTGACTCCTGGACAATGCCTATTGGTGCAGCGGCTGGAATCTAATCCAGTTGCTCAATAGGGTACAGTCTTTTGCTATTGATGTCACAAATCCACAAAGGTGTTATCTCGTCGCTGAACAAAGCATTTTGCTTGTCATGTGAAGTGTCCCTATACTCGAAGCATTGATAGTCATGTGGCCTGTAGTTACACTGGGCGACAAATCCTGCCTGTCCTCTGACTGACCCATAAGTTCCGGCGAGATACATCTTGGTTGTGTCCGTTGTGTGTCTAGTGAACACTGATTTAAGATTTGAAGTCTCATCGAGTGATGATCCATCTCTGGCATAGTGCATGTCCAGCTGTCCACTCTCCGATTCAGAGACTGACGTCTTGAATATCCTAACTCCTGTAGAAACGACCCTGTGTTTGGTGTAAAGATCCCTTGGTTGATCATCGGTGAATAGAGTTGTGGCTGCTTCAAATTGATTAGCGTTCATTCCGGTATTGATGTAGTGCACACGATAGTCTTCTCCACCATCAACAACTTGGAACACATCTCCAACTGGATTGGTGTTGTAAATGTCAGCAGTCGCTTCGATCTGGACCATCTGGGTCTCAGAGCCTAATTCCAGGTTGGCGATGATCAGAACATCTTGGTTTGGTGGAAGTTCTGACGTCTAGAAGGTGTTAAAAGTTACAGTCTCCCTCGGGAGAATGGAAGGAACTCTAACTCCATAGACTGATGGGTGGAAAGGATCTATAAGAGACTTGACGTAATGCTTCTCATTGTCGTCCTCGATCATGTCATATACTCGTGTCAGATTTTTCTTCAATTGCTAAGGAAGAGTTAAGAGTGCATGTGGGTCAATAAGAGCTTTGTCCTCGAATCCCTTGATCTTCCTGTCCATTAGCGCGAGTTGATTGTTTTTCATGTCCACCTAATCCTAGAAATCATCCCTGTCCTGACTCAACTTGTTGTTCTCTGAAATCAATTCCTGAACTCTTCTTTGCAAACCCTCGATGCTTCTGCCGAAGGACTCTTAAGGTATAATAAACGGTCCGGCTGTCTTCTCAATCAATCTATCCCTCTCTTTGTCTCCAATCGTGAATTTTTCAGATGCTCTCTTGTAGTGCGCAGAGAGTTCAGGGTATGCGTCTTTGTAGAACTCAGATGCTTGCTCGAGGAACCCTTTGTACTGTGAACTTGAAAAATGTTTTGTATAACCCACCCTGTACTTCTTGTCAGGAACTGAGAAATCAAATCCCAGTTTGTCGTTGTGCTTGGTGAAGTCTTTAACATACTGTCTAGCTCTCTGAATGTTCTGTGATCTCAGTCTTCTGTACATGTCTCCGGGAATTGCTATGAGTAGGCCATACTTTGCAAGATCTCCCAACACTGTTCTCAAGTATTTGGATTCCTCGTCGTTATCAAACACGATTACGAATGCCTTCCTGAGGCCAAACTCTGTGTCAACAACTTCGAGGAGCCTGATCATGTCACCCTGAGGCGCAGGTCCTTCTTTGAACTTTTCGATAGCTTCTTTCATAGTTTCAATTGTTTGTACCATTGGTATGAATAGTATAGTGTTTATATCAGATTCCTCTCGGGCGCCTGTTAGAGATAGCGGCACTGCTAGTTCTGGCCTCGATTTCCCTATTAGCAGATTCCATCTGAATTGTCTCTGCCCGAGTTTCATCTTAGGTAAAAGTCCGAACATGCGCATGTTGTGTTGGATGATAGCCATCTGTTTGGGGCAGCGATAAGGCAACTCTCCGCATCTAGGATCCCTCTGCCTCGAAAGTTCGTGTACTGCTTGTGCTCCTGACCCTTCGTATCTTTTCCAGCATTTTGCAAGGCAATTTTGTGGTTCACGGTACTCAGGCGAAAAAGAATCACTGGGAACTACAGCATAAGCATGTCCTCCTTGAACAACGATGTCTATGTCATCATCTCTTTTAACTTTTGTTCCGTACATGTGACCGTCGGGGACTTCTGGGGACCATATCTGAATGTTTCCGTTATACTCCTTGTCCATAGGAATCAACCTCCTGATGGAAACTAACCCCACTCCCTTGTTCTTTGAAAGGATCTGGATGAGTTTTGATAAGTCCACTCCCAATGATTGACCAATTGTAGCTGCTTTCGTCCTATTGTCTGCACTAGGCTTCTGGAGTTTCTTCTGGGTCTTGGCTTTGAGTCTGAGAACCATCTGAGCATAGACGGCTTGGATGGTGCAATTCTTTCCCTCTCTCTAATACTCTCCCAAAACTGGTCCACTACCCACGTCGACAATCTTGTAGTCACCTTCCTTTTCTTTTGATATGATTTTCTCTAGTTGCTCAAATGGCATGACCTGGAAGTTGGTACAGTAGGTTTCGTTGTCTTTGATCTGCTCCTCTGAGATCTTTGAGTCAATGTAGTAATCGCACATACCAACTTAGACAATCCTCTACTGTTTCTCTACTACCTGTCTCTTCTGGAAGCCTTTCTTCAAGATGAAGGTATCCATCGCACAGTACTCTGCATCCAGTTAAGAAATGGTTAAGTTAGAGTATACATTGTAGTTGTTGCATTAAAGTTTGAGAGGTAAGTCCAAATTCTTGGCATATGTCTTGAGCCCAGTCTTCTCTTGTTCTGCTCCTTATTCCCAATGTAGACGCTGAAGATCATAGAAGTTAGGGTACTCTTTCTCGAGGTTGTTATCCCAGCAGTAGCACACAGTCTCTGACACTTCCAGATGCTTGTAGATGTAGTGTTTGTTCTCATCAACGTATGGCCCATAGTAGATTATGCCCAACTTACACTTCAAGCTTGTGATGCTCATTGCATTGATCTGATTGGTCCTGGTGTTCTTTTCGTTGTCCACAAATATTCTACAATCGTCCATTTGGCGCAGGGCTTAAATGACATCATTTACATCCGTTGTTATCAAGTATGTGTGGTCCACTAAATGTTGAATGCGTCTCTGATGCTTGTCTTGCTTGTTACCGCAGAGAATGTGAATGTCATTGCTTTTGAGGATGGTAAATATGTCATAAATCGAGAGGCCTAGTTTGTTGTTGACTTCATCTTCACATTTGTAGCCGTTGCTCTGATATTACTTATGGTGCATTTCGAAGGCTTTGTAAGCAGTCTACACATCTAGCTCAGATAGCTTGATTCCTGACATATCCTCTAAGTTGACTATTTATGCTTCCAACATTCCTTCTAAGAGCTTAGATGTTTCACTGAGTTAGACTTGCATGAGTTTTGAGGCAACGTAATACTGAGGGTTTCTGTGCAAATCTGCGTTCTTCCTAGAGTAGAATTGCTTGGTGGTGAATAGTTTACCAAAATCAGGTGTAAGAAGCAATTCTGACATCTGACCGGTAGGGCAAAAAGTCCACATTGAACAAAAACTAAAATTGTACCATTCTGTGATGCGAACCTCACCTCCTTTCACACATTAGCCTAATCCTCTCCTCTAGGGAGTCTTGTCGACGGTTGTGTTTGCAATGATGGATCGTCTTATGGGGCCTGCAAATCTTTCACTAGACCATAGGGATGTGTCGTCTCCGGCCGAAATGATGCATATCTCTTGGTTGCTCCAGGGTTCTCTCAGCTGAGGAAGGTCTGTCTTGAAGCAGTAGTAATAAGCATAACAAAATGCTCTAAAACTGTTGCCCAAGGTGGTCCTAAAGCTTTGACCAGAGAATGTAGTGCCATTCAAGACCATGCAAACCCAATCGTCTTCGATTCTGTCACCATGCATTTCTTTTGTCGTTCTAAACCTTCTCAGCATCTCTGGGGTAAAGTCTGGTCCGTCGACACCTGGTAGTCTGATGAAGATGTAATTCAAGGTCTCCGTGAAAGCTGTCATAACATTGTAGTGAATCTACTCGGATGTCGTCAGAGAGTCAGCGCCAATCTTGTGATGGTTGAAGTCGATGAGCTTTCGAATACTGGGTGAAATTTCCCTCAAGAAGATCGTTTCGGTGAGTTGAAGTTGAGGAAATTGTGAAGAGTCCCATGAACTGCCATCCCATGAAATGTTGACCATGTTATTGTCGATTCTCCTGGCGAGGTGGTCTTTAAACTCATCTTTGGTATAGGAATGAATGAACTCAGGGAAGACCTTCTTCAAAGTTGACCATAGAGTGCTCTGAACAGCTTGTAAGAGTCCGTATCCTTCTTCAGTCGGTGCACAGATGTTCCTAGGCCTGCTGTCTTAGCCAGTGGTGTAACCGTCCGCGTCTGTCTCTAGGGGCCCATAAGTGTGATATACTTCTCCTGATTTCGCTTGCATGATAAAACTCCCATTGTAGTCATTGTAGTCCGGATCGTGGAATGCTTTCAAGATGTTTTTCCGGTAAAGATCTTTCTTGTGCTTTGGCCAGTTGTCTTATCTGTCTGGATACTCGAGTAGGTCTTGCTCATGATCGTAGAGCTCATTGAACCTAGTAGCTCTCTCCCTCATAAATGGTGTTATGAAATCCAAATACTCATCTTTGCAGTTATCGTCGTACATCTGAAGTGAGCCAATCTGTCGGTTGAAGAAGGCGTAAGCTCGGTTGTTGATGGATTTGCTGCTCCATTCAAACTCTTTAGTCTCATGTCCATTACAGTAAACATTGCTGCCAGCTAAAGTAGTCCGCCTAGTTTTCATGTACTCTTGTGCTCTCATCACTCCGTGTCTCGTCTCGATCTTGGGCCCGTCGTCTAGATATCTTCTGCAATACCCGGCCACTACCTCACAAGTCTCCACATCATGTTGGGCATGCTCTCGTGGAATAATTAGTGGGTTCAGGCGTATGTTGTTCACATTAACTCTTTTCTCTCTGTAGTACTCTGATGAATCGATAGTAGTTATGTCAGCAGGCATCCTGTCTTTATTCTTCCTCTTGGTGTACTCTTGGGTCATTTGCCTGACTGTTGCTGCAGCTACTTTGTCTACTGGAGCTGATGGATTTCTGTCGATATTGCTTTGCATCACTCCAGGCAGTTCCTCTGTGTTGATGATGTCGTCTTCATTTCGTTAAAACTTTGTGTGGAAGTAAATGTCTTTAGTGGGAGCTGAATTATCTATCTTCACTTCCTCGGTAACCTCTTTTTCTTTGGCCTTCCTTTAAGTGTTGAGCAGCCTTCTCCTGTTTCGTTGAATCCTCCTGTTTAAAGTGTTTAACTCTGCTGGATCTCTCTTAGCTTTGCGAATGTTCCGGTTTCTTGGATTAGGACCAATTTGTCTGTCAAATGCTTCCCGGTCTTGTTGTCTGCCACAAAGGATTCTGGTGTCATATTCTAGGGGCTCAACATTTTTCGTTTTAGTGGCATAGTTCCAAGCCCTTTTAGGCCAGTTAGTTGCATAGTCCAACTCCAGAGCGTTTTCGTTTGTCGAGTATGATGTACGATTGCTGAAGATTAAGAATTCTTGGCTGACATTTGTTTTCTTTGCGTCCTAGACATTTTGGAACATCCCGACGTCGACACATCTCTTAAATAAAACTCGTCCGTCATCGTATCCCTCGTTGATCTTCTTCTAGAGTGATCTCTTCATGTGGTCTACATCTCCAATTAGGCTCTTCCAATGCTCTCTCACGGTATTGACATAAGAAACACGATTCGTCTTTCCAGAATAGTCCATGTTCTCGTAAATCCATTTAGCCTGCACGCTATTTTTAACAGTATGAATCCCCAAGGCTGGTGGAAGTCTAAACTCGTAGTTGTGATATGAGAGTCTGGTAGCGTACCATTTGAACCATCCCATGTCGATGACTTTGGCTCCACTCAATGTTTTCAATTGTCCGTTCGTGTGAGTATATGCTTATCCATTTCCACGACAGGAGGCAATAACAGTCTGTTCAGATGTGACAGTGAATGAACCCTCTCCAAATGGATATTTGTAGTCGCCTGGAACTGTGAAGTACTCGGTACCTTAGACATGGAAAAAAGTCCTATCAGGATTGCCTGTAAAAAACATTTCCGCACGCTCCGCCTAAGTTGTTGGCTGCAAATAATAAGCACTATCTCTCAAGATGTAGCTGATTGGCGGATCTGTCACAATAGAGCGGGGGAACCTTAGGTTATGATTGTAATGAAGACGTGGCGCTAGGAAATTGAGATTTCTGTCCTCAACAAATTTATCCCTCAATTCTTGGAACTCTTCTGCACGCGCTTGTGGGTCCATTAATGCCGCGACTCCTCTCACATGCCTGAAAAATTGACTAAGCTCTTGAATTGTTCCTTTGTAGTAAAACTGTTTTAGCCTGACGAGTGCATTCTAGTTGTAGATAAGGGTTGCCTCCAAATTCTGTTACCAGTAAGTCTAGTCGTATTGGTCCCTGTCTGGACGGACATGAATGACTACAGGTGCTCTCCAAGGGAATCTGAAGATGTCAAGGTTGATTCTTTAGCGTTCTCCCCTTTATTCATTGAGTCGTGCTGCTTCGTCGCGAAGGAAAATTCTGATGTCATCGAGTTTTCTTGCCCTCACACTCATGAAGTTTTCGTATAAGTAGCTGTTGTTCTCGTCGTCTTATGGGCCTGAGATACCTATCTGTTGAGCGAGTCTAAAACAGAATTTCTCGTAAGCTTCACAGATCAGACTGGACTCCTTCCTGAATTTAGATCCAACATGTATCCAATACCTGCCCTACCCATGAATAGTGTCTGTGAGCATTTGGACAATCTCGTTTGACCTCTATGAGTTCTAAAGAAGGTCTCTGATGACAGCTGCGAACTAATGTCCTCCGTTGGATGCTGATACTTACTCTAGATCTTTAGCCTCCTCTTTGTTGAAGTGTGAATGAATGATATGTCTCTGCATCTTGTTGAGGTGGGCTTGTTTCTGGGTAGAGAGCGTTACGGAGAATCTCATATCTTTGGGGTCGAAATGCAACGTCATTCTGGGGGGCGTTCCGTCGCTGATCATGGGTGATTTTATGGGATCTTCGGAATAGCATGCAATAACGTAATCGTTGGTCATATCGACAGTGGGCGATATCTGTCTGAACTCAAAAGTAGTATCCACCTTGGACATGTAATAGTGTGCTAACCTTGCGAGTTGACTTGAGACCGCAATAACCCTCCTGCTGAAATCTATTCCAATCCTACCAGCATCCCTTCCGATCCGTCTAACCCGACCGATCACGTTCCCACACAAGACTTTTTCTTTATCCTCGTTTGTCACCAAGTCGTGTTTCTCTTCGCGAATGAATTGTGTTTGATCAATCAAGTATTTCGCAGTCTGGATAGCATTGACGCTTGGAAATTTTGTCATCATCATTTTTCGACCAGCTTCCTCCATCTGTTTTTTCCTGTCAACTACTTTGCGCAGCCACACAATGCCAGATTCAATGTCACCGATATCCACTTGCCGTGATGTGTCCGGCTCACCAATCTTGTGGTAGCCTCGGATTAATGTCTAGTGACGATTGATCTCGTGAATGGGAGAGTGCTTCTTTATAAGTGAAAAAAGAATCTTTAGCTAGAACTGTGACCTTGGTTTCGGAAGAGTTTTGGGGTTGGTTGAATGCCGTATCTGCTCCTTAATAAATATGTAGAGACCGCAAAATCTCATGTCAGACTCGTGCTCTTGGGGCAGTTCACTCATTGTGTCTGCATCGTAGCCCATGTTCTGCAGTTGTATTCTCATTGCCCTCAAAACCTGATCTTGAGTGTCCATGGAGTATCTGACTTTGCATGTGCGCCTTTGGTTTTTCTTCGTTTTACATTCCACATTTACTCTTTCATTTATATCATTGGTTATCTTCGTAATTTTCTTTGGTTCCTCTTTCTCTTGTTTCTTCTTCTGTTTCTTCTCTTTCTTGACGGGATAAAATAGTTGCTGCTCGGCTTTTTCGTATGTCTCCCCCTGTAGGTAATCCTTGATCACTTTAACCAAGTCTCCTGGTGTGAACCGTCTCAGTTTTTGTACATGATCGGCTCTAACAAGTAAACTGACATGGTGTGGATAAATGATCAGACTTGGTGACAAAGGTTTGCCCTCTATCTCCACCGTGTCCAAATCAGCGTTGTTGTCAGTCAGTTCCTTGAGTTTTTCGGAATCAATCCAGCCCATGCCTAGCATTTTGCAAATGTCGCGAGCCATGCGGGCTCGGATGCCAAGCTACACTGGGTCTCCTTTTTCATTACAGACGACAGTTCCAATCTCGTTGTTTGCCAAGGACAGAAGTTCATAAAATTGGCAAGCCCTTTCACGATCCACGAGATCTTCGTAGGGTTCATCTGTGGACTCATCGAGTTCCCCTATGTAGTTGCTTGGTCTAAGCAATGGGAAAAGAGAGCAAATGAAGCAGTTTCCTTCTAGCCTCCTGTCTATGCCCTCTACTGGGATTTCTCCGATTGTACCTGAGTACTCCACATAAGGAGGTTCTCGCTGGACTGTGCGAACCACTGGTGCCTTCAAGAAATAGGGTTCATTCTGCAAGTTCAGTTCAAATTTGACTTCAGGTATTATGGGCTCCCCGTTGTATGGTTCAACCTATTTTTTCGCCTTCTTCAGAGTCTTTGCCTGAGACTTCTTAGGTGCGGGGGCTGTTTTCATTTTCTTCTCGTCATTTCTCCTGTTCTTCTTCCTTTAATTTGCTCTGTTAGTTCCGACAGGCCAAAACTGTCCAGTCTTGATGATTTCAATGACAGAATCGGCTTATTTGAGCATGCATCGGGGCAATTCTGCGACCCTCTCGAGAAACTCACTGTCTGAAGGAAGATCTTTAAACTCGAAGCGGTAACCGAACTTTCTTTTGAAGGGTTGCTGATGGCCTGGTGTGACGAGAGCCAAGTAGGGAGCTTCCTCATCATCACTCCAGGATGCTCCAATGTTCGAAAAGCAGGTTTGGGAGTAAGGGACTCCTACTGACATCAATTCGGTCCGAGTGACTGGCCAATATGGTATGTCGTAATCGTAGCAAATCTTCCGGATGAATGGCATGTCGTTATAAGCTCTCATTTCAGCAACTACTGGGTCCATACCTTGTTGAATATGGTAATCTGCCACAATTCTGATAAATGTGTTTCCGTGGCAGTCTGCTGTACCTTTTTGTGGTCCCATGTCGGTGAATATCCTGCCGTCGGGTGTAGCGATTTCTCCTGGCAGTAGTTCGGTCTGGATCACGACTTCTTTCTCTTTCTCTGAGGCCTCAATCCCTCCGAGGAACATTCGAATTGTTTCCCTCCAGAAGAGTAGCAAGTCACCAATTTTGCAGAACATGTAAAAAGGCAATCCCAAGATATGGAAGGGGATGGCCACGTAGGACATGATCTGCACTCTGCAAAACACGTTGGCAAAAGTGTAACAGTAACTTTGAGGCAATAGACCAACCTGGTTGTACTACCAGGTCAGACGAGCGGTTTGAAGTAATCTATTAAACATTGATTCAATA